CGGTAGAGTTGTTGTTTGCGTGTGTTAAACGTAAATGTGCTCCAGCGTCATCTGATCCATCGCTTACAATCTCAATTCGTGCATCTGGTGTAGTCGTCCCACACCCAATGTCGCCAGCATTCGTAATTGCTATTCTATTAGTGCTATTTGTCTGAAAGAGCAGCTTATCGTTATTAGAGCCGATAAAACATGCATTACCACCCGAATTGTTAAATTGTATTTTAGCAGTCGTGCTAGTAGATTCAAATTCCGCCACTGTTCCAGTTGAACCAGAATTCACATTAAGTCTTTTGCTGGGGGCGGTTTCGTTAATACCCACATTGCCAGCCGAAGTAATGCTCATTCTCTCCACGCCACTATCATCATCAATAAAACGAAGCCTGTCATTCGCAACAATAGTCCATTGGCCTTGGCTATTTTGTAATTTTATACCAGCATTACCAATGGTGGTGTTTTGAACGTGAACATAAGCATTAGCTGTAGTCGTTTCTTCTAGGTGTAAAAGGTTAGTCGGTGAAGTCGTCCCGACGCCGAGCCTACCGCCCGTTGTAAGATGTACAAAAGCGTTGCTATTAGTAATCAACTGCAAAGGGGAATTACTTATTGTGCCAATTTGCACAAGAGAGGCTTGAGCATTAATTAGATAACTTGCTCCACTAGCCCTTTCAACAACTAACTGTCCGTTACCTGAAGATGGTTTGATTTGAAGTCCATTGTATGCCAAGTCGCTAGAGCCGATACCAACCTTACCATAAACAATTAAATTATTGTTAAACTCCGCTGGATTTAAATCTCTTAATTCTATTGTAGCCATTTTAAAATTCTTTTAATATTGTGGTTGTAAAAAAGGCGATGCAGTCGTACTGACCCCACTTACACCCGTAACAACGTTTTTGTCTACTCCTCCGTCTGTAACAACTATTTGTAAAGACTCTATATTCATTACACTTCCGCTGACGAAAAATCCCTTATCATTATCATCTAAATCAAAATCCCCCACAAAATTAAGAGAACTTTCTTTATTAGAGCCGATGGCAGATGAAAAATCCACAGACGCTAATCTCAAACCAGAAATATCATAAACCATGTGCTGAACACCCAAACCAGTTTTAAATGTTACATTTAAATCATATTGATCGTCCAAAACAAAATCTTCATAAAGATTACCAGTTAAACTCCCCGAAGTTAAATAACTTAAATCGACACTGATTTGAACGGGTAAATTCAAAGGTCTGTCATCGTAAAGTTTATAATTTAAATAAGAAATATTTTCTCTTTCCAAACCGAGAGAAACAGAACAGCTTTGAACTGTATCTATTTCAAACTTAATGCCTGTGTCGCTTCTTTTAGTTAGTTGTAAATCTATATTACTAGGTACAAATGGAGTCGATGGGTTTTCTATGTTGGTTGGCTTAAAATGATCTGGGACTAAAAGTGCAACGCCACTGAAACCAGTTTCTGCTGTTTGTGTATTTATGTAGGGTACGCCTTTACCTTGGATATCGCTTTTCATGAAAACGTTATCAGCAACAGCACCCACGCTCACAGTAACCAATTCACCAACACCCAAACTAACAGAATAACTATTAATATAAGAATTCTGAAAAATTAAATAATCATAATTAGAAGCATTAGGGTCAGCGACCTGACCCGTAATAAGATGTCCAGTTGGAAATAGCGGCTGTGGATAACCACCAGCCCTTTGACTTCTTACTTCTTCTCCAGTTTGAGCAATTTGAAGATAAATATTTTTTCTATCTGTTAACCTATCAAATAGTCCAGATATAAATTGAACTGGAGTTTCAACCCGACTCTTCCTTAAACTAAATCCCATTCTGTTTTCGTTATTTATCCCATCGGATATATAACTGAAATTAACATTAACAGAAGGAGGAGCAGTTAGTTGACTGTTAACACTAGAGGTTCTTCCTAGTACAGAAACTTGTTCTTTTGGAAGTTCAAAACTATAATTAAAATCCTGAACTCTGTAAAGCCGACTAAGAACTTGATACCCATCAGAATTGTCACCAGAAACACCAGTGACCCTGATATCGGTTACTCCTTCTGGCGATCCAAAAAATACGTCCTGTACGCCGTAGCTGACTCTATTTCTTGCCATTGTCAGATTCTTTCTTCTGCTCACTAGCTAAAAGAATACTGGCTAAATAGTAATCAACTTGGTGGTGCTGCGCTATATCCCTGATTTGAGAAACTCTTTCCTCATTATCATCAACTGGATTAGTAAGATACTTGTCTATACTCTTAATCCAATTTTTAGGTTCCTCGTTCGCAACAATAACTTCAGTAATACCTTGAGCCACTTCCTTTTGTCTTTTATTTAATCTTTTGATTTTATGTAGCTTTCTTAAAGAAGCCTCCACCCGCGACATCAATTGATTAGATAAAATAAGATTATCAGAAACTTTTCTCAAACTATAATAAGCTTGACTTTGTTCGCCTTGACCTATCGGGCTAACATTCTTAGTTTCTTGAGGAGTGCCAGTTCCCTGTGGTCTGCCGCCTCCTCCGTTTTTCTTTCCTCCGATAACAGGCTGATATAAACCTTTATCTCTTAGTTCTTTAAATTTGTTTTGAGACTCAAGAGATTCTTCTGGGTCTGGAAGTCTTCCTGTCTCGATAGCTGTTATTCCTTCGTCTGGTGTGAGAACACCTAACTCAACAAGTCTGTTATAAATCTTAGATGATGTCATGTCATCACCAAGAGCAAAAGTTTCAAAGCATGGCATTGGGTAATTCTTGAATCCCATTTCCTTAGAGATTCTTTTAATCTCTGGAAGTAAAAATTCATTTATAAATGCTTCTCTAGCTTGATTTAGTCTAGCTAAAAATACTTCTGTCTTAATTGATTGATTCGCAAACTTCTCATCTCCAACAAGAATGTTTTGTAAGCCAATTCTGATGTCGGAATCTACCACTTCATATTTTTGAGGCCCAAGTAAGTTTCCAATGTCAGGAATAACAAATTTAGCTTCGGTAGTGTAATCGGCAATAAGAACTCTTCCTACAGATTCATTTTTGAAGAGGTCTTGCATAGCTGCTAAATTCTTAGGGTTAACACCACCCTTGTCTGGCTCTGTTCCCATTGTTACAAGAAGAATTGCTTGCTGCATGGTTCTGGCAATAGCCATATCCATCTTCTTCATCTCAGCTTTCCAGTTGATATCTTCTAAAACTGGATAACCCATAGGAACCGCAAATGGCTCGTAGTCTTGCTTCTTGTAAAATATAGCTTTGATCTTTTCAGAGCTTAAAGGCATCAAAACAGAATTGCCTTTTGTGTTTTTAATCTGCTCTTTAGTTTCTGGAGGAAGACTATTATAAACATCAACATCCTCTTCTGACTTTGGAGTTCTAAGTCTGTTTAGCTCGTAGTCAGTTAAGATTTTAAAGTAATTACCAGTTGTAAAATTCAAGCCGCCCTGAATTTGAATGTCGGCTGGATTCAAAATCATGTACCTCAAAGGAAGGTTAACATACACGCCATTTGAACCAAAAGTTTGAGTAAGCTTTCTTAAATCATCATTTGAAACCTTACCATCAAACCTATAAACAAAAACGTTTCCAGAGCGATAATACTCTCTGAAAAACTTGTCCATGAAACTTCTTAAATTGTTTTTATTAAATAAAGCCTCAAAAAAATCTCTAGACTTCTTGCTTCCCCCTCTGTAAAAAATAGGAGAACAAGAAAACTCTGTCATCATGTCAATTGTATTACGAAATATAGCAAAGTTGTAATAAGCTTTTTGACAAAGAATAACGGTGTCTCTAATGTCTAAATTAGATTTATTAGTTACGCCGTATGTATATTTATATGGAACTACTCCATCGGTAATATTCTTAAACCTGTCGGTTCTATGAATACTTCCAGCTTTGTTTCTTCTCGTGGAAGTTGCGACTATTTCCTCAGTAAACAAAGGGGTGGCACTAGATGCCACCGATTCCTCCATTTTAGGAGCCGCCTTTTTTGCTGGCTTTTTAGCACTTTTTGCTTGTTTCGGTGCTTTTTTGTTATTTTGTTCCATTGCTAAACTTTATTTTATTTTAAATATTTACACAAATTAAAGCATCATGGGAGAAAAAGTGTCACTAAATTCTTCCTGTTGCACACCTTTTATATCAAAGTAGCACTTCAACGCCCAAACACCAAGCATTAGTGTGGTATAGTTATCTCGCCTTGCTCTGTTGGCTGAAGTATTTCTTTTCAAATGTTGCGGTAAATCAAATGTTTGTGTGCCTTTTGCTGTGCTTTTTACTTCAATTAACGCACATTGCTTTTTAGTCTGATATATTAAGTTATCCTGATTTTCTATAAAGTCCAATATTGTTTCTCCTTTTGGCAAGTCAAGATTAATCCTTTGAGATGTCATTGAATTAAAGATAGGCCCATTTGCCGTAGCTTTTGAGGCAAACCAAATTCGCTTATGATCAATACAAGCCTGAAGGTGTTCGTTTGCCTTACGGAGCCAGTTTGATGTGAAGATTTGTCTGAAACAGATTTTACCGCTTTCTTTGTTGTAATCTTTCTTGACTTTAGTAATTTGTTTTTGATAATCAGAACCTTCCGCATCACTATTGAATTCAAAGAACTCTAGGTTTTTAGAAAATATTTCAGACTCATTACAACTATCTATAAATTGAGAACCTGCATTATCAATTATAAGCATTTCAACATTAAAGCTTTCCACTAAATAATTTAAATAACTTATATGATCTTTTAGGTCTCCACCCGCTACCGCATAACTGTGAACAAGTGTTCCTGTTTGATTCTCTTCGTTTATCTCTATCACTGACATCGCGAAGTAGTCAGAGCTTGGACTGTTAGAAAATGAGGGGTCAATCGCAATAATATACTTATCTTCTGTAGAGCCTTTTATCCTGACCGTTGGAATTTGCCCATCTTCAATTGTACACTCGTGCATTTTCTTTGCGCTAAAGTAAGAATCAGAGCCGTCTGTAAACTGAGCACAGTATTCTCGTTGGAAAGAAGCGTTTGAAGTTCCGCCATTTTTAGCTTCTTCGATCACTGTTGTATCTATCATTTCTGTAGGCAACGCTTCATAGCTTAGTTGACTTATGAAATAACTCGTATCGCTTTCTTTTTCTTTACTGTAAATATTTTGAACCCACTCTTTATAAGTCTTGTATAAATTTTCAAAAGTATAACTTGCGGAAGACAAAGCTATCATTTTTGAATTGTTTTCAAACTTCATTCTTTGATCTTCAGTCATTACGCCTTCAGCGATAAGCTTGTCTTCTACCTCTCTTATCTCTAAACGCTCTTTCATATTTTGAGGAGCAACAAGGAATGGCATGAGAACCGTATTGATAATATCTTCTGGTAACAAAAGATACTCATCAAGAACTAGAATATTTGCACGGAAGCCACGAATCTTTTCGCCATTCAAAGGAATAGCTGTTATAGAGCCGCCGTTAATCTGCCATTCAAATTGATCATTGCGTTTAGCTTTTACACCAAAAGCTTGAGACAAAAGCTCTGCACCTTTAGACTCGACCAGCTTCTCTAAATTATTAAAGATAAAACGGGCAGTACGAAATGTAGGGCCAGCAATTAGTATCTTGGTGCCAGGTTCAAAAATGCATTGTAGAAAACAAAACACAGAAGCAATAAAAGTTTTACCGCAACCACGACCAAGAACAAGCATACTGAAGTTTTTATTGAGCATTCCTTTCAGCATTATTTCTTGAAAGGGGGCTAACTTTATTCCAGATATGAGTTCGGTTGTTATGCCTAAGTTTGCCCGAAGAAATTTAGCTAGAGTTATCCTAGCCTCTTTTCCTTCAAGGTTTCCTTTGATCTTTAAGAACTCTTTGTTTAAGTCCTCAAAAGTCTTCTCATCTTCTTGAGCATACCACATTACGATGTATTTTTGAGTATAAGAATATCCCTATCGTGCAATACTTCTTGATTTGTTATAATGTTTTCTTTTTTTAGAAGTTCGACAGCTTCGACAACATCATTTGAGTAGTCATCAAAAATTATGTATTTTCCTTTTTTTAATAAATTGATTGAAAATTTACCGTCCATATAGGTATGGTAAAGATCGTGAATTCCATCAATATAAATCAAATCAAATTTTGATTTTAAATAAGGAAGAACGCTAGAAGATCGATCTTTGTGATACTCAACCTTGTCACCGTATTTGTCTAAGATGTTTGACTTAAATGCTTCGTAGGTTGTTTTTTGGTTTTCAGTTTTAATTCTAACTTCGTTCTCTGGATCATTATACCAACCGTTATCCCTGTGGGGGTCTATGCATGTTATGTTTGATGTTGGATCAGTTAATATTTGAGTTAAAAACCAAAGCGTTGATTGACCTTCGCAGCTTCCTATTTCTAGAAACTTTAAATTGCGCTTGCCTTTTAAATAAAGCAAGTGTTCTTCCATTGGTTTAAGTCTTGACTCTCTAGTTTGAAAATCAAAAGTAAATGTTCCACCAAGCCATTCAATTGGTTTATTATTTTTCATATTTATAAAACTTTCATATCGTAACAGTATTGCAAGTCATAATACTTGTGTGTATTATTGCTTAAAAATATTTTTTCAATAACTCTAGACGATTCTTTTCTGTCTTTAACAAATAGAAATTGTAAGTGAGGGTACGCTTGAATTAGGTATCTAACATTGTGAAATATGTATTCAGGGGTAGCCTTTATCTTCTTTGATACATGGGGTAAGAAATTAAATGATCTACACTTATTTAAATCTTCTTCAATCAATACAATAAGAGAAGCTTCTGCTTCCCCTGCTCTTTCTATCTCTCTAGTGAATCGGTCAAAGCCCCCGCTAAGTGTTCCTATGAAGTCAGAAACAGACTTTCTTTCTATATAAGTGTTAGAGTCTTGATCGCTAAAAGCGTAATCTCCAAATTTTAAGTTTTTGATTTGTTTATTAAGATTTTTAAAATCTAAAGGTTTCTGTTCTCTTGTGTCAACGTATATTTTTGCGCTGCTCTGATTTTTTACTGAAATTTTATCTTCAGGTTTTTTATATCTAGAAATTAAACCAACCTCTTCGCAAAGTTTATAATAATCATCGAAAAAGGAATTATAGACTTGAACTGGCGGCATCATTAAGGTTCTTAGCTCTACTTGAGTTGGAGCAAAAATAAGGTCTTTTTTTTCTTTTCTTGAAATTAATAACTCTCGACAGTATTCTTTTGCTTCTGGCTTAGATTGCCCCTTCAACCAAAGGCGCAAGTTTTGACGAGAGTTAAAATCGTTTTCAAAGTAATAATCTTTGTTTTTAAATTTAATTATATTTCCATCGTGCTTATCATAACGTGGATAATAAGTTTGATAATACTCAGCAAGCCTTAGCTTGTGAGCTTTAAGATGTGCATGTAAAGACCTTTCTGTAGCGAAAGTCTTATCGCAAACTTTACATTTATGCAATTGCTCTTTTTCGGTCTTCAAACTCATAATTAAAATATTCTATGTCTTCTTGATAGAGTTCTCTAACTAATTCAATACTTTTTGAATCATAGAACTTAGAGTAGTGCGGCTTTTTGTTTAACTTTTTAGCTTCAGCTAATTGTCTTCTGTCGATATCTAACTGGTCACAGACTTTATCAAAGTCCTCTTGTAAATTTTCAAATCTTCCTATAAAATCAAAATCAATTTCACCTTTGTTATTTTTTAACCAATTAATTTGATTAGCTACCCATCTACCTTTGTTATTGTTTTTATAAATGTTTGTATAGAGTGACATATCATTTGTAGACTCTATGGTTTTTAAGAATTTCAAAAATTGAGGTTTTAAATTTAAATACCAATTCTCTTTAACTTGTGGATGCCCTCCATGATCTATGTAGGCTCTTGAATCCCCATGTCCAGCAGACATTTGTGGGAACATGTCATCGTCTGGAATTCCGTCATACCAAAATTTTGATCTATTAGTCCAGAGATACCAAGATACGATTCTATCCCAAGGGTTTCTTACAAAAGAAAAAGTAAAATGAGTAGACCACTTTCTAGAGCTTAATTCTTTTATATATTCTTTGGCTGTGTTATGCTGGTCATCTGGGTAAACACCAAAAGCATGTTCAACACTACTGCCAGCAGTTTTGTTGATGTGGACAAAAATAGATTTTTTGTTTGGTATAATCATCCGTTAAGTGCCTCGTCTTCGCTCAAACCTAAAATTCTAGCTTTAACTTCATCCATAGATGAGAGTCTCTCAACCTCATCGCTTACAACCTGCTTTCTAAGCTCTGCTAATTTTATTAGCTTTTCTCTAGACTCTTCTTCTTTCCAGAGTTGTACTAGGTTGATTATGCTGGCGTTTTCTTTTATTTGGTTTTTGAGTCTGTCACTTCTTTTTTCTTTTAAGCTTTCCAGAAGTTTTTGTTGTCTATTAACAGATTGATGGTAATCATTTTGAGCTTTGCCAATAGCTTCAACCAAAGACATTGAGATTCTTCTACCTTCTGTATCTTGCGCTGCCTCATCCAGAAGCATTTGAAGATGTTCGACTCTTCTTTGTATATTGGATGCAATAACGACCTCAGAGGATAAAACAATATATTGGTCAACCTCCTCTTGCGTTAAATCTTCTTTGTCGTGGGTGTATCTAACAAAACTAGACTCAAACAAATCCCTATCATTTAAACTTTCATAAGAATTGATTTGATGCAGAAATCTATATGTATGCAAGTAACTAATCAGTGATTGTACTTGTAGTTTTTGTTTCGCAGTTATTTTTTCTTTGTTAATCGCATCGAGAAGATATTTGTTGACCTTGGTGATCGCAAGGTTCATAGTTTTTGGCGGTTTATAATCTTCTACTGGAACATTATTAGAAAGCGGGGCTGGAACAAGTGTTTGTTCTATGTTGTTTTCTTTTCTGTATTCTGCTACGAGGCGAGCTTCTTTGTGTAAGTTGGTAAGTGTGGGGTCATCAAAAATTATTTTTGCAATATCAACGTCAGTCATGGCATGGCCATTATTGTCAATATACTCTTTCATTTCTTGAGAAAGAGAAACATCATCGCGACCTTTGTACTCGTGGGCTGCTCTGGCTTTAATGTTTTTTGAGGCAAGAAAGCTTTTTACACATTTTCCGTACTTGCTTCTTCCGTCTTGAAGTTTTTCTTCAATATCAGGGAATGCTAAACAAACCAATTCCTTTAATGATGGTGGATTTGTTTTTCTGTTATTCCACTCATTTACTATCGCGTCTTGATGCTCTTGATCCAATACTAGGTCTTCGTATGTGAAATCACTCATAGTAAATCCAAATCTCCTTTCTCCAATACCTTTTTAACTTTATTAATTATAGACTTCTTAATATTTTTAATCTGCTTGTAGCCAGGAACACGATTCGCCTCATTTGTTTTGTATTTCATTATCTTTGCAACTTCTTCTTCAGATTTATTGTCTATGTAAAGAGCTTCGTAAACCTTCCATTCAGAAGGCTTTAGAACTTCTTTCATTTTTTCATGAAGTATCGGTGCAGCTTTCTCTACATCGAAAGAGGAGAATTCGGAAATAAAAACTTCTTGAGGGTGATCTTCCAGAGACACAGGTAATTTCGCGTCGTGTGCTCGTTTTTTTGTTTTTTGCCAGTTAGCGTAAAGAGGACAAGATGGGCCTTGTTTTTTATAAATAGTACAAAGATCAGAAGATTCGGCGGCGGCACATTTCAAGCATGGACGAGCGTAGTTTCCATAATTGTTTCTTATCAGATTTTTTATCTGATTTGATATGATTCTGTTTACCCAAGGAGCCAAGGGTTTCTCAGGATCATACATATCCCATTTTTTATAGATATGTATTCTTAGAATCTGCGAAACATCCGAAAAATCCATCCATGCCAGAACAGTCAAATTCCACTTTGCCTTTCTTTTAAGAATCTCCGTATTTATAACGTCAATCGATTCCTCAAAGCTCGGCTTTACTTTTTTAGTAATTTTTTTGGAATTTTTCTTTTTTTCTAGATTTTGTGACTTTTTAGTGTTTGCGGATTTCTTTGGTCTTCCTCTGGGCATTTATTTAATTAATCAGAATCGTTGTCTGACGCTCTTGGGCCGTTAGGGCGAGACGTTCCAGCCTCTTTTAGAAAATTAGCTAAGAACTCCTCTGAGGAAGCTTGTGACTGTTCTGCTGGAAAGTCTCCTTCTTCTGGAGCGGGTGCTGTTCCAACAACATCACCAAAGGCAAAACCTTTTTCTTTTTCAGTAACAAAATCCAAATCATAATCAAGACCATTTAATTGGGGAACCTGACTCGGTTCCTCTTCGATGGTTTCTAGGTGATCTTTATAACTTGGTTGTGGGGCTTTGGTTCCTGCGAACGCATAACCGCAATTAACGCAAAAATTAGGCTTTTTTGCAGTATATTCGATTTTTGTTCCACATTCGGGGCAATAAGTTTTCATAAGCTATATTAATATATTATAATAATTATAGACGGTTTTATCTAAAAAATATTTTTAGGTGTAATATTAAATAGATGAGGAAAGGGCCGAAAAGACCAAACTTTACCTTCAAGAACACAGAAGGTACAGAATATGAGGTTTTATTTTATAAGCCTCATGAAAAGCACTTTGATGGTGCTGTTGGCATTTGCCAAGACCCTGATGACGAACATCCAAAGATTTATATAAGTCCTTATCAAACAGATCAAAGCGAATTAAACACTTCTATACATGAATTCGCTCATGCTTTCTTTTGGGATAAATCGGAGAAAGAAGTATATGCTTTTGCAAATGCGTTAAGTCGTTTTCTTTACAATGAATGTAAGTGGCGAAAACATACCACCAAAAAAGCTGTTAAAGCCAGAAAAAACAAAAGAAAAAAATGAAAAATTCTCTCGTAGTATCTTTAAGTTTAATACACAAAAACTTAAAACAAATAGGAGCCGAATCAATAGAAAACTGTAAACATCCTGATCCTGTTATCGCCAAACAATTTTATGAAATAAACAAGCTCGCCAAAGCTTGTTACGATCTTATTGATAAAAACCCCCAAATTAAAAAACATTTAAAAAATATAGCCTAAGACAAGGCTTTAAGAAGTTGATACCCATTCCACAAACATATCAACGAAAACGCCAAACAAATAATAGAAGAGTATTTCTTTGATTTCTTTTCGTCTCCTGTTTTTCTAAGAAGATAGATAATAAAGGCAACGCCGATTGCTTTATGCAGCCAAGCGTATTCCCAGCCGTGCTGAATTATAAAATTAGCTAAAGGGTTAGTTTCCCTGATTCCATCGACTTTTTCTATGCCAATGTAGGTTAAAAGCAAATCAAGGATATTAAGAACAATTATGACTATGTATCTGATCATTTTTCTTTCTCCGCCACATAGTATTTAGTTCTTCTGTCTCTGATAAACCCCTCGTCAAAAAGATAGTCCATTATAACATGGATTTCCTTTTCTGCTATACACTTAGAGTTATTGTAGATAAAAACAGTATCGTGTTTCCAGAATCCATCATCGCACAGGAATACCTTTATCTTGTACCCATTTATGTGCAACGATTGCATACATATATTTACACTTTTAGTCGTTGATATGCTTTAATTTTTTAACTAAGTATTTAACAAGCTCACTTCTCATGATATCTTCTTCAGTGAACTTAAAAGTATGAATTCCCTGCTCCATGCTTTCCTGATCAGTAAAAAGATTAAACATTCTAGAAAAACCACTTTTACTTCCGCCTTTTAGATCAGTTTGCATAGGATCAGCTAAAATATAACAAATACTACCTTCTCCCAATCTAGTTAAAACAGTGGTAAGTTCTTTTAGTGTACAGTTCTGAGCTTCGTCTACAATAACGCACTTATTCTTCCAGTTAACGCCACGAGTAAAGTTAATAGGAAACATTGAAATACGCCCCTCTTTTTCCAGCCGCTCTGTTGTGGTTTCTGGTAAAAGCTCATCTAGTTTCTCCAATAAAGGTATTTTAAAGAACGCCAGCTTCTCGTCAGCGTTACCTGGCAAGTATCCAAGTCTTTGATCTGCACTTTCCACAGAAGACCGCAAATACATGATGTCAGCGATTCTTTTTTGATTTAAGAGTTGTAACCCGCAATATACAGAAAGAAGTGTCTTGGATGTTCCTGCTGGCCCATCCACAAAGACTATCTTTGCGTCATGGTTAAGAGCTAATCTAAAAAACTCTTTTTGAGTATTAGTCCATTTGAATTGGTTGATTTTAAGCTGTCTCTTTATTGGCTGAAATTGGTTTTCAGTCATAGAGTTCATCAACTCTTCTTCTATTTTTTGTATTACCTCGTTGTTTGAGGTTCTTCTACGCTTTGACATAGGTACTATTAATTACACCTTTTTAAACAAATAGGAACATATTTGTCTCGGTGTGTTGAGACACGGTGACTCAGGTGAAATCGTGGGTTAGTGTTTTTCCCCAAAAAACAAACAAAAAGTATTGGCATGTCTAATGCTTTATACAAAATACATTATGAATACATTAATAGCAAACAGAATGTTGGACTTTCTTTCAGACCAAGAAGTTAACCCCCAAAATGAAGCTACATATACGCTCAATCTAGCTGGAGTCAAAAAGAAAGATATAAAAATAAAACATACACAAAATATAATGTATGTTGAAACCCCCAAAAATAAGTATCAATTAAAAATCCCAATAAACTTTGATATAGGTTCTGCCAAAGCTAAGTATGAAGATGGCCTATTGGTTGTTACAATCAACAGAAAGGATAAGTTAAAAGAAGTCAAAATAAGCTAAATACAAGGGGGGTATATGACAAGTGAAACTTTTTGTTGTATGCCCCCCGATTTTTTTACCTTCGTTAATTTAAAATTAGTTTTTAATTAGATTATGTTTATTATAAGGGGGGTATATGATAAGCGAACGGTTCTTCGGGGAGACTCATGACAACCCCCTACCCCCCAAAAAAAATATAAAAAGGCCCCCTTTTTTTCAAAAACAGGGGGCTTGGCCAGTGGCTTGGCTGCGTTATGCGGAAGGCCGAAGCTCGCGCACACGCTCGACGTATGCGGCCCACTCATCACGCTCTGCCTTGCGGATACTGTCGAAGCTGATAGTCTCGCAGTCTCCCTCGCCGTCAGCGGTGACGCCCCACACGCCAGTGCAGGGAATGATGTTGGTGATGCGGATGGCCGTGTTGTTGGTGATGTTCCACCAGATTTGACCAGCCTTGATGTTCTCGGTTCCGTTCGTGTTGTTCATGTTCATTAGATTAAAAAGGATTTTATGGTTTCAGTCAATGTTTTTTTTAGCGGTAGTAAATCATTTCACGGTCATCGACAAAGCTATTCCAGAAACTGTCAGTGCCGATTACGTCCCACTCGCTATCGTTTAGCGCGTTGGTCTTGACGTAGCGCAAGCTGAGTTTCTGGGTGCGGTGTGCGTTCATGCCGCGATTGATATCGGTGATATCGTAGCGGTAAAACTGAGATCCACCTGCGAAGCAGAAGTGGACTTCGTTCGCGCCAGCTTCCACGGCTGCGGTAAGCTTGGCGTGGGATTCTTTGCTGAGTTCTTTCACTAGGTTCTTTGCGTTGTTCATCATGGGTTTATAGTCTCAAAAAATCGGGTTTCAGTCAATAGTTTTTTT